GTAAGTAAGGAAACAGCTAATGGGCAGTCCCTTGGGCTCATCCCCCAGTCTCGGAGCATTACTAAGAACAGGGCTAGCAAACATAAACCAACGCTTACTTGCATAATCATAAATGCGCTGAGCAAATCCATAGTCTCCCTCGCAGTAAGCCAGAGCCGCCCGAGCAAAAGCCTCCTGTGGGCTCGACTCATCCGGCAACATATAGTAATCCGTGAGTAACTTCAGGGCTTGTGCCGAGAAGTTCTCATCACGGTCGTAGTCGATGGCGATCTTGCCACAGTACATCTGTTCCATCATTTCTCCAGTTCTTGTTCTAAGCGGTTGGCGTACCACTCCGCCTTACTTATGTTCATCAGCACGGTGTCTTTATCGTTTACCCGTAACAAATATTTTAGTGAGTTTCCGATGAGATATCCAGTAAATTGTTCTTCCGTAAGAACGGACTTAATTACGTCAATCGCCTCGAAGTCTTTCTTTTGGTAGTGCTCGGGATTCTTCCAGTCTTTTGGCTTCACGATATGCTCGTCAGAAACATCGAGCGTCACACCCGTGTCCGAATCAAAGAAAATGTAATCGCTCATTGTAGAGCCCCAAACTTCGCAGTGATGACGTTACCCTCCATGCTCTTGATACGCTCAAGATGCTCAGGCTTCAGGTCTTCTTCTGGGACGATTTCACTGAGTGCTTCCAGCGTAACCCTCTCCAGTCCCATTTCGTAGAGGTTATCGAAGTCTTCGTGGATAGCCCCGAGTAATCCTTGAAGGATGACATAAGTTGGGTCAAACGTCTTCCCATCCTCAGTCTCCACCTCAGTACCTCGAGTTGCATATGCACGGATAGCAAAGCCATCCTCGTCCTCATTCTCATCTTCGAGTGGCTCCAATACAATATAGTACCGCCCCTTCAGCAAGCCAGCCTGCTCGAGGGCCATAATCTTTTCGTCGTCAAGTGTTAAGTCTGTCATACTCTTTTCTCCAACCACTCCAATGGTATTGTTCCGTCTGCCCACAGTATACCTTGCTTGTCACACCAAGATCCGTAGGTTGTTTTACTCGATCTGTTTAGCTTGTTAGATGCTCTCAGGAAAAGCATACGTATGTCAAGAAACTCATTTTGCTTAATAACGAGTAGCATCTTCTGTCTGTCTGCGGGGCTGAAAAACCCCTTCGCCTCAATGTAAATCCCCTGTTCCGGAAGATAGAAGTCCGGCACGTACGTCTTCGGCTTTGGTTGGTACGAAATCTTTTGAGCCTCGTACTCAAATGTCACACCCTGCTCCGCAAGATATTTCGCTACACTCAGTTCGTAATCCGAACGAAACTTGTGTCGTTGTGGCTTACTCATAGGTTACTCAGACCCTGTATCGATTGAGAAATTCTATCGTATAGCTTGGGGCTGGTGTTCGCCAACTTATCCAAGGCAATACTGTACTCGTCACCCGGAAAAACTAGGACTCTGCCTTGTCGCACCGCTTCCGCGCATTTTTGATACTCCTCGTTAAATTTACGAGAGTCCCGCTCAAATGTTTCGCTCCCTAAAGAATCGTAAAAGTGTTGCCACATTGTCAACGGTAAGCAACGTTCAAAGTTACGGGCCCACCGTACCCAAGGGTCTCCGCCTTTATTGTCAGCGGCTTCGATGTAAACTGCGTACGCTCCCTCATTCAGGTACAGGAGTTGACGGTCCACTTTCTGCGTCATCAGAAGGGGCATCTTTGTTCTCCACGATAATTCTGCGTAAGGTCGCTAGACCATCTGCTTTAATACCTAAGCCGTAGTCTTCACATTCAAGTTGGCAAAACTCTCTGCCTCTTTTGTAGAGCATGTCACCTACTTGGTAAATTGTGTTATACTGCACGTCGTCTAACATAGGACGCAACTCATCGATTACCATATCGTTGTGCCGCTTCACATCTTTGTTGATGCGTTCTTTTAACTTCAAGATCTTGCCCTGTAGCTCCACAACTTTCTTAATGTCTGTAGTCTTCATAGTTCCTTAACCTTCAACGTGTGGTACCAAACGACAGGCTTGTTCCGTGCCCGTGACGTCACTCTCTCGTGTTGGACAGCGTTAGGCCAACAATGCTTTCTGTACCCACAGAACGTACACGTCTTATTGAGTAGCTTATTTCCGGTAGCCACACGCTTTCCTTCGAGGGTGAACATCTCCTCCTCAGGTTTCATCGGAGGTTTCGTGTAGGTGAACCCCGATTGCAGGCTCTCGACTGTGTTGTTCGCGAGTGCGATGTAGAGCTTGCGGTCGTCTTCCTGATCATCAGGGGCTTGTACGAACTGTATTTCGCCACTCGACTTGTCGACTACAATCCACCCACCGAAGTCTTTGTCCTTGGCTTCTGCGTACAGGTGACCCTGCATGAGGTAGCCGAATGGGTCGTCCTCTTTGAGATTGTCGTACCCTTTACTAAACTTCTGTGCGTAAGAGTAGGGACTTGCCGACTTTACGTCCCAGACCTTCTCTCCGTCCACAGGATCGTCGATAATCAAATCGAGGGTGCCTTGTACCTGCTCGCCTCCAAGTTCGAGCTGACAGCTTCCCTGTGCCTCTGTGATGTTTACCCCTGCTCCTTTAAGAATAGCCATAACAGCGCATTCCACAAGATCGCCAATAAGGAAACGCAGAAGTGCATTGTAGGTCATTTCCTCGTCTTTACCGTCACGTCCGTGTACCTGCTGGCACATCGGCCTACCCAAGCCGGACATCCTTATACGCCACTCTGGGTTACGGTTGAATTGTTTCTTGAGTGCCTCCCGGCAGTCCTGTGCGAACTCCTCAACGACAGAAGGGGAAAGCGATGCTTCCCCCCTCGTAGCCGCTAAGAGGAAGTTCTTTACTTGAACTTCCGCAAGCATCAGTTGAAGTCTGCCGCTAGGTCAACTTCCTCATCGCTGGCTTTCGCCTTAACAGCTTCCTTGTGTTGCTCGAGGATGTTTGCGTTGGACGCCTTCACTGTTTCGAGGAACATAGCCATCAATTCCATTGCGGCATCGTCCATCTTTGCTTGACCTTTTTGCGTAAACACAGGTGTGAAATACGTAACACTTCCCATCTTGTGACGCTTGGTCGTGAGGTCAAATACAACCTCATTCATCATCGTGCTCTTACCGAGCCGCTCAATCGCCTCACGCGCAGGGCGGAAACCCGAACGCTTGAAATATGTAACCACAGGGTAGTTCTCAATTTTAACATCCCTGCCATCCGCAGTCTTACCCTCCATGTTAATGATTGCGTAAAACACTTGGTTGCACGTCGCTAAACGAGAAGCGAGAGTTTGTGGATGGTCCTCACCCAGTTGCTCTTCTTCAGACTTAGTTAGGCGGCCACACTTGTTGCCTCCTTGCGTGTCAGGGAACTGGTAGTCCAAGCTCGGTGCTTGAATCGAACGACAAGAGAATTTGCCTTCTTCTTGATCCCATACTGACCACTCGTAGGTACGTACCATCGGGCGGAACTCGACAGCGTCTGCGTACACAAACTCACCATCGTAGTACACCTTCCATGTGCCCTTCTTGAGAGAATGACCGTCATCCGTGTCGGTCTCATAGTTGATGTTAAGACGTGACAGCCCAGCCTTGGGGGTATCGTCATCGCCCTGTCCAGTCAACCGCATCATTTCATCGCGGTTACCTGACTTCACTGCTTCCAACATATTGTCGAAAGGATTTTCCATTACGCTCAATTCGCCCATTACGCTCTCCTTAGTTTGCGTAGACAACTTCGGTGTCTAACCAGTTAGACCCCATCTTAACCTCAACAGAAACTGGCATATCGTACTCAACACCATATCTGCGTCGGCACTCTTGCGGTAGAGACATCATTGCTTCTACCACTAGATTAGTACAAGTATCCTCCTCTCCGGGAAATATGTCAAGCACAATACTGTCGTGTACGGTGTTACATATCACACTTTTTAGTTCCTTACTTTTCATAGACTTAGACAGATAAACTAAGGCTATTGGCAGGAGATCCCCTGTTGCGAACCCCTGAACAGGGTAGTTACAGATGGCTGTCCGGTTGGTTGCAGTCCCCCACTCTGTCCACGTTGTACCGGGGAAGGCGTATTGCCTGCCCGATGGTAGTGTGATGTATCCTTTCTCGACAGCATTTCTCTGTAGTTTCTCGTGCCAGTCTGTTACGCCAGCATACTTCTCTTTAAAAGCCCGGTAGTATCGTTGTTGGTCAGGAGTACCTGTCGTGCCTCCGTAAAGAGGCTTAAATGTGTGCGCTTTAGCATCCTGACGGGAACACCCGATAATCTCAGCAGTAACAGTGTGTACATCTGTCTTGTTCTCCACATCGTGATATGCTTGGGGATCATTGGCAAGGAAGCCGGCTACCCGAAACTCGAGCTGTCCGTAATCAGCCTCGAGTATTTTCCCTCCTTCAAAACGAGAGACCATTGCCCGTCGGATAGCGAATGTAGAACCACGGGGCATATTCTGGAAGTTGGGGTTACGAGAACTGAGCCGTCCGGTAGCTGTGACGCATTGCATGAAATCGGGGTGTACGATGTCATTCCGGTCGCGGTTGTTCTTGAGTCCTTCAACAAAAGTTGAGAGATAAGTGCGAAGTGCATTATATCTGGAGTAAGACTCTGCAAACTCTCGTGCGGTACCAGAAAGTTCATCGAGGCGTTCTTTAAGTGTTTCATGGTCTGTCTTGAATCCTGCGGCGGCTGTGTCCCAAGCATCTCGGGGAATGATTTTGAAACCCGCCACTTCTTTAGTCGGTGCATAAATTACTCCGTCTCCGCCACATGCTTTACAGATACGTACGGCTTTACCTTCCGTACCGTCCTTCTTAATTACTTTCTTACGTCCCTGCCCCATGCAGGCTGTACACTTTGAGGCGACAGTCTTGTAGAGAACCTTGGTCTCATCCCGCACGTACATTCCAAATAATTTTTTTGTCATTTTAGTGCGTTGCTTTTGCTTACGAGTAGCACCACGTAACTCTGAGCCGAGATTGAAGATACTCGCCCAGCGTTTCTTGTCGCGTACTTTGCGAGAGTAGAAAAGCATAGAGCGATCATCAGCAGACGAGAGGTTGACGGGGGTGTCTCCCATCGCTTCCTCCGCCATACGCTGGAGTTTCTTCTCGAGCTCATTCATTTCATTCCGATATTCCTGCTCGATCTTGTCGAGTTCTACCGGATCAATCTTAATCCCTGTGCGTTCGAGGTTCGCAAGGACGTCCGTCATCTCCAACGACAGACGCAGGGTGTTCAATAGTTTCGATGCCATAGGCTTTCATCTCCTCTTGGAGTTTCTGTGAGAAAATCTCACCATTCATTACAGAACTCATTCCGTCGAGTATGCCATTATAGTACTCGACTGACGTTAAGTCATCATCTATGTCAGCTTCGTTACGCAAAAACGTGTAGATGTTGACGGCAGATTCACGGGTGATACCACCCATCGCGCCTTTATGTGCTACTGGTTTCTTGCTCATCGTCCTCTCCTTTCAAGAGTGACTTATCGATAGAGTACTCCTTGTTCTCTTTGTCGATTGCTTTCTCGAGTACCGACACAAGACCTTCTTGTACCAGAAATTCGGTCGCCTCTCTCGTAGTCTCTATCGTCATTGTTGCAGAGCCATCTTCGTGCTCCTCCAGCTTACTCACTGCAATAAGTGAATTGGTTTCTAGATCTTTCATGCCAACCTCCACGGCTTAGTAATCATCCAGTGACCAAATGGTACACGCCCATACCACGCCTTGTCAAAGTCTGACAATCTTTGCGCGTAACCACTGGT